ATTAAGGACGGTCGACAAGCTAGAGCAATTGAATTTGTAGAGCGTTTATATAAATGCGACATACCACGCATTTGTATAGAAAACCCTGTTGGTGTCCTATCCACTAAGTCAAGGCTCGGTAAGCCTACTCAATATGTACAGCCTTATGAGTATGGACATTATGAGACTAAGAAAACTGGCTTATGGTTGCGCGGTTTAGATCCCTTAGTTCCTACAGATATTAAGGACTTAACCGGACTACCAAAGAAAGTAACTCAAAGACTTCATTACTTACCACCTTCACCTGATAGGTGGAAGATTCGCTCTACAACTTACCAAGGGATAGCCAATGCTATGGCTAGCCAATGGGGTTAGTTAATTAGTGGCTTTCATTCAGGGTTCAATCATTTTGTAGTAATTACTTATATGGTTACTGACTGATATAAGTCCACTACTTATTTATTAATTAATAATTGTTTTTCACACTAAACAAGCAAGGTCGCACTTGATCGTGGGATTGGTGTGCCTGGAAATATACCAGGTTTTTTTTATTTTTTTTTATTTGTTCAAGGACGCAAGGACAAGGACAGATAAGGACGCAAGGATGCAAGGACATAAGGACGGTTCGACTCCCTCCCATCCAATTGCCCACGCAATGAGCGGGGCTTACTGACTAATGACCGACACGACACTAATCAACAAGGTCTATGACATAGCTAATGGCTATGACCCAGACATAGACGATTTAACTTCTTTTGAAGATATCGTCAAAACTCTTGAGGTAATGAAGGATAAAGCATTGAAGTTTGAATTAATTGAGCATGCTTTTAGACCTGAACCAACTCTTCCGACCTTTGCTGATAGAAGACAAGGACAATTATGACCACATACGAAGTAAGGACAAGTAAAACAGTATTTAATTATTACCGCTTTGAAGCCAAGGATGCAGCTCATGCTGAACAGATGGCTTTGACGTTCGGAAAGATAGGTCGAATAGATACTGTCCACGACAAGAAAAAAGTTGACTATTCAAAACCACTATGACGATCTACCCATCAACGACTCAACAATCTTTGCTGCAACAACTGAATAAAGTTGTTTATCTATCCACTGAATGGTGGAGGATCAAGGAATTAATTGAATCATTTAACACAACTAAATAAATGCACATTCAATCAACTAACAAAAAAGGTGAATTTATTACAGATAAGTATGGTCAACAACTAATTGAATTAATTGAAGATTTAGGTTGGGACGCTGATCGTTTTTCTACTTCTGGTCAAGAGACTTACGGAAAAATAACAGAACTTATCTATAAAAAATATAAACATACCTACAAATAACTAAGTGACTACACCTGACAGTCAGTAAACCCCTCGAAAGAGACAGGCATTCACACTAAACAAGGCAATGCCTATGAAAACTTATCAAGTTGAATACAGCAACAAACGTTGTTGGGAACACGATTGGAGATGGCACTTTATGGAAGGTAAAGACCACGAAGACGTAGCATGGAAAGCCAAGAACTGGTGTGATACCAGGGGATTTGAGCTTATCGACATTAAACCTATCAAAGGAGTTTATCCGTTATGAGAAAAAAACCAAACAAAGGTCAAAGGTATTTTCCCAACAGCTGTGAAGCTATAAGAAATACACCTGATAAGTATTTTGTTTCTATGCCATATGAACAGTTTGAAGACTGGAAGATATATGGATATCAGATACCTGAATCAGTATTTGCGATTATTCGTATGAAAGATAAGGACGGTAAATACACAGAAAAGTATTACAACACAGAACGAGGTGCAAAAAACTGCATAACTAAATGTATGCATGAAAACAAGGAAATATATATGTGCACTATGGAAGGCATGTACCACTTAAAGCCTTCAGATATTTTAGATTTTAACAATGAACAGTAACACTTTATACAACAGATATAACACACTGTTGCGAGAAATCAGCAATCATCCACATAGGGACGAATTGCTTAATATTATGTATCAACAGGTACAAGACGAGGTTGACATAGTCACTAGAATAAGCAAAAGTACCCACTAACTAACTAATTTTTAGGAGCCTTTATGCAACTCTTATCAATCGGTTCCTTATATTTAGGTATCGATAGCGACAAATATTGTGATTTATCTCTCCACATAGGAAGACTTAATGTAGAATATAGTTGTCCATCTATTAAAAAATCTAATGATGAACCAAGACCCATCGAGGGTGGTGACGGATTTTCAGATGCAAAAGCTTGCCCAAGCTGTGGAGCTATTCCGGACGCATGACAAAGAAATCCCTGCCCAAGTTATTGCTACTTTCTTATATGTTGCTTCCCATGACGACTGCGCAAAGGTCGATTTGGAAAAGGCACTCGCTTTCTCAAGCGCAAGTGGTAGCCGTAATACTGATTGGCTTAGTGAGTTTCATAGATTAAATAAAGCTGGACTAGGACTATTAATTAAGTATCGAGATCCAACTAACAGAAGGAAGCAGATACTGAAGTTAAGTCCTAAAGGTCGAATACTTGTAAACCAACTTAAACAAATTCTTTATGGTCAAAGCGACTTGGGGTAATTGCCTCAAACATACTATAAATACCCGTGATTCCTGGATTTATGGGACTGGCGCAAAGTCTGCCATTACCTATGCCAACTATTTCACAGAGTTCAGAGGACTTGGTTTCCCTGTAGAAAAGATCACTATTCCATTGATAGATGAACTTAAACAACATCTTAAAATTGATGGACGTGCAAACGCCACTATTAATAGATGTCTGTCTTCTATAAAAACAGTACTCAATCACTGTAAAGATCATGGATTAATTTTCTTTGAGATTCCTAAATGGAAAAAACTTAAAGAGAATAAATATCAACGTATCCATTTCACCAAGGATGAAGTCGAAGCCATTTGCACCGCAGCTGTGGAAGTACATGGACGACAAGACTTGGCTGATATTGTTAACTTCGCTGCCTATACAGGCATGAGACAAGGAGAGATCCTTAAGTTAACTGCATCACGCGTTGACTTCTTACAAAATTGCATACATGTAGGTGCAAGAAGAGAAGATACTACCAAGACTGGTACGTATCGAGCTGTTCCAATCCATTCATCGCTAAAACATATGCTTCAAACTCGTACTCAAGATTTAGGTGCGAGAGATAAAGTATTTGGTTACGACTGGAAGGACAAGGATCAATTACTACGTGCCTTTAAAAAGGTAATAAACAGATATCCAATTCATCTTGCCAGCGAGGACGGATACTGTTTCCACAGCCTACGCCATTCATTTGGTACATGGCATTTCGCAGCTGGTACAAAACCCAGGAATCTCATGGAGATGATGGGTCACGCAAACATAGCGACAACTCTAGGTTATGGTCATGCTACCGATGAAGGAAAGCAGCATGATATCAACAATATCTAGCGTGTCCACTGCTGTCGTTAAACAAGTATTTTTATGACGGATTTTTGTTATGTTAAGCGCGTTTGTTATAATCAATATGGTCAAATCCCTTGGGAGTGTGGCGGAATTGGTAGACGCGCCGGACTTAAAAACTAACCAAATTAAAGATACACTAGCGTACAGTACATATTAGCGATTGGTCAAAAGCCAGTCGCTTTCTTAATTTATAACCTGTCCACTTAAGGACAAATATCCAACTTATATCTAGCGCACTTTTATCACACTAAACAATGCCCACGACAGCTGATTTAGAAAAGCAAGAAAGATTTGAACGGAGACAAATAAAAGGTGGTTTAGAACGTATTCAGCACAATACTAAGAAGCTATTGGAAAAGGATTACGCTTCAGCTACGGTCTTTGGTTCGGCATCTATAGAAACTCTCTTGCCATATCTAATAGAGTTTATAGATGAAAAGAAGAAGGCAAGGAAGAAGGTATCAGTAGGTGGAGCTGGTCATTTGATGCAGCTACTACCCTATATCTTCGATATTGATACAGAATCTCAGGCTGCAATAACTGCGAAGTTAACTTTTGACAAGATTTTTAGTCCAAGAAAGGAGAATAGCAAGGTAGTTAACGTTGTGCAGGCAATTGGGTCAGCATTAGAAGCTGAATCCCAGATGAGATACTATGAAACCAGTGCACCAGGGCTTTTTGAGACATTGAAAGCCAATTATTGGCATCAAGCAAAGGGTACTGAGTACAAAAGGAAGTCAATGCAGACACTGATGTCTAAACATGACATAGATCAGTGGAAACCATGGAACAGAGTTGACAAAATCAAGGTAGGAACGTGGTTTTTAGACTGTTTATTGGCATCTTCTGGCTGGTTTGAGCGCAGTGTATTCATGCATCGCAATAAAAAGCAGCAATTTTTAGTTCCAACTGAGAAATTCCTTAAAAATAAGGAAGAAATTATAAGATTAGCTGAATTATTTAGCCCATTAGCGTGGCCGATGCTTATTGAACCAAGAGATTGGTCACCCATACATGAAGGAGGTTACTACCTAAATGACCTAACTCGTTGCCACGACATGGTTCGTAGAGGGGTTCCCCTATGTGTACAGGGAGAAATACCGTACTCATTTTTAAACAAGATTCAGAAGGTAAAATACCAACTCAATCCCTTTATTGTAGAGATTGCGAAGGTACTGGAAGAAAGAGAAATTGAAGTAGGAAAGTTTCGTCCTGTAATAAACCATCCTGAACCTCCGAAGCCATCCAATATGGATAATGAAGAGGCAAGGAAGGCATGGAGAAAAGAGAAGGCGATAGCATGTAATAAGAATGCTAACGAATGGCGTATATCCTGTAGAACTAGAATGACAATGAATTGTGTCAGAGAGTTTGAAGGTAAAGAGTACTATGTACCTTGGTCATTCGATTATCGCGGAAGGGCATATCCTATACCTAGTTTTTTAACACCACAAGATACAGACTTTGGAAAGAGTCTGATTAATTTTGCTGATAAAGCACCTATAACTGAGGATGGTGTTAAATGGTTAGCGTTTCAAGTAGCCACTACTTATGGTCTTGATAAAGCTACCTTGGGAGATAGGTTGGAGTGGGTAACGAAACCTGAAAATATACAGTTAATAACTAGAGTAGCTACAGCTCCTATAGAAAACATAGGAGACTGGGAAGCAGCAGACGAACCATTTCAGTTTGCAGCTGCATGTGAAGAGTATTACTCTGTTGTCTTAGCTAAAACAAGGACAACAACAGGGCTACCCGTGGCAACCGATGCGACATGTTCAGGGCTACAGATATTAGCCGGACTAGCTAGAGATAAGTCCACAGCATGCTTGGTCAATGTTGTACCAAGTGATAAACCTCAAGATGCATATCAAGTAATAGCAGACACAAGCCGTCCTCATGTACCTGAGAGGTTACGTCCTTATTGGGATAGAAAAAAAACCAAAAGGACAGTGATGACAATACCTTACAATGCTAAACCCTTTAGCAATAGGCAATATATACGTGATGCATTTGATGATATAGATGTTGAGTTAGATAAAGATGAACTTACACAAGTAGTTCAAGCGGTACGAGATGCCATGGAGCTAGTCGTACCAGGACCTATGAAGGTTATGCGATGGATAGAATCCGAAGTAAGTAAGGCAATAAAGAGAGGATCACAAGAACTGACATGGGTAACACCATCAGGCTTTAGAGTTACGCAGCGATTAATGAAAATGGCTCACAAGATAGTTGAGCTAAAACTATTAGGTCGTTGCCGAGTCAAGGTCTTGGATGGAGAGAAGGGCGTAGACCTAAGACACCATAAGAACGCTACAGCTCCTAATCTAATACATTCATTAGATGCGAGCTTGTTACATCTAAGTGTTGATAAGTTTGATGCACCTATAAGTCTTATACATGATTCAGTTCTATGTCGAGCTACTGATATGTCTCACCTGTCCACATTAGTACGGGACACTTACATGCATCTCTTCGCAGAGCATGACTTTTTAAAAGACTTCGCCCAAGCTATTGGAGCTGAGTCTGAACCACCGATTATCGGAGACCTTGAACCGTCAACGGTAATTGAATCCACTTATTTTTTCTGTTAATGGCAAGAAACATACACATAACTAAAGAGCCTGTCACACTAACCGGTTATCAGGCTGTGCTTAGACCAAGTAAATTTGGCTACTCACTGAAAGCAATTGTTGATAGCGAGTTAGTTGAAGCACTTGAGAAGGAAAGAGATGACTGTCTTAAATGGGCAGAATCTAAATTAAAGAACCCAAAGAGGGCTACTCTTAAACCAACACCATGGGAAGAGGTAGCTGAAGGAGAATATGTTCTTAAATTTTCTTGGGGAGATGACAAGAGACCACCTGTTGTAGACACAGAAGGTACACCAATAACAAATGAAGATACGCCTTTATATGAAGGGTCAAAAGTTAAAATTGGTTTTGTACAAAAGCCTTATATACTTCGTGATGGCGTTACCTATGGTACTAGTGTTAAGTTGTCGGGCGTACAAGTTATATCAGTCCAAACTGGAGCTGGTGTCGACACTGGTGACTTGGACCAGGATGGTGTAGCAGAATTATTTGGTAAGACACAAGGCTTTAAAGCTGACGAACCAAACGTTACACCAGCTGAAGAAGAAGTTGTCGTTGATGATGATTTCTAATGTTCAAATCAGGATTAGAGGAAAAAGTCTCTGATCTTTTATGCGAGTTGGGTGTGGACTATGAGTATGAGGGTACAAGTTTTGCTTATACAATTCAACATCATTACACACCTGATTTTGTCTTACCATCGGGCGTATGCTTAGAAACTAAAGGTTTTTGGCGACCTGAAGATAGACGTAAGATCAAAAAGGTTATCGAAGATAATCCAAATATTGACTTGAGAATGGTCTTTCAAGACCCATATAAAAAAATAAATAAAAAATCAAAGACAACATACGCAAAGTGGTGTCAAAGATATGGAATTAAATGGTGTGCATTTCACGCCATACCTATTGATTGGCTTACATGACTGAAAGCGAATTTATACAACACGAACCATGTCCAGACTGTGGCTCATCCGATGCATTAGCAAGATATACGGATGGGCATACCTTTTGTTTTAGTTGTCAAACTAGAACAGCTGGGCATGGACAAGAATCAAAACTACCCATGCAAACAAATGTTAACTTCAAAGGATCAGCCCAAAGGCTGCAAAAAAGAGGAATTAGCCAGCAAACATGCGAAAAATATAAAATCTACCGAGATGAAACACACCTACGCTTCCCTTATTTCGATAGTTCTGGACGATTACAAGGATTTAAAACCAAAGACAAATTAAAAAACTTTAAGTATGAAGGAGTTTCCACTAACACCTTATTTGGTCAGCATTTATTCCCTAGTACTGGTAAACGTATTGTTATTACTGAAGGTGAATTAGATGCTGCGAGCTGTTATGAAGCGATGGAAAACTGGCCGATGGTTTCGCTACCACATGGGGCAGCGTCAGCTAAAAAAGACCTTCAAAAACAAATACCTTTACTACAAGGCTATGAGGAAATCGTATTATTCTTCGACAATGACGATGCCGGAAGACGAGCTGTTGAACAGGCAGCGTCCATACTACCGCTCGGTAAAGTCAAGATTGCGAGATTGGATCAATACAAAGATGCGTCAGATGCACTTCAGGCGAATGACAAAGATGCTATTAGAAGGGCTATCTGGGACGCGAAGTCTTATCAGCCGGATGGCATTGTTGATGGGAAGTCATTACTAGAACAAGTAACTACACCTAGTCCACCATGCAATCACGCATATCCCTTTCCTGGACTGCAATCCATGACTCATGGCATACGTTATGGTGAACTTACAACCATTACAGCTGGTACTGGACAAGGTAAGTCTACGTTCTGTAGGCAACTTGCAACAGAGTTATTAAATACAGGAGAGAAAGTAGGTTACATCGCATTGGAAGAATCTAACAGGCGAACAGCTTTAGGACTTATGTCAGTAGCTGTAGGTAAAGCCCTTCATCTTGGCGAACATGAATACACCACACTAAAAAATGCTTACGATTCCACTATCAATGGTTGGAACCTTTATTTATACGACCATTTTGGTAGTTTATCTTCGGATATTATCTACAGTCGCATTGAATATATGGCTCTGGGCTTAGATATAAAAGTAGTTTTCCTTGATCACTTATCCATATTATTGTCTGGTATGGACGGGAGTATGGATGAAAGACGCACTATAGATAAAACCATGACTGATTTAAGAAGTCTGGTTGAACGTACAGGAATTAAATTATTTTTAGTTTCTCACTTAAGAAGAGCTCAAGGAGATAAGGCAATAGAGGACGGACAGAAAGTTTCAATTGGAATGTTGCGCGGATCGGCCAGCATTAGCCAACTAAGTGACACCGTTCTCGCCTTAGAACGCGATCAGCAAAACCCAGATGATGTCTCGACTTTAAGGGTATTAAAGAACAGATACTCAGGAGAGACAGGTGTAGCTGCTGAACTTAAATACGATAAAAACACCTGTAAATTTAATGAAACTAAAGACACAGTTTTCAGTCCCAGCACAGACTTCTGATGAACTGAAAAAACCAAACCCACCTAATAAAACAGCAAAAAAGAAAGCAAAGTTTAAGGACAAAACTTATGTCGGAAAAACAAATGCTGGTCTTTGATTGCGAAACTAACGGACTATTACATGACGTTTCTGAGATACATTGCATCGCCATATACGACTCCCAAAAGGAAAAAACCTTCGTATTTAATAATCAAGGTGGTGACTGCTACCCAATCACGGAGGCTTTACATTGGCTCAGTTCGGCTGATGTTATTGTCGGCCATAATATTGTTAATTACGATTTACCTGTTCTTCGGAAAATTTATTCTTGGTTTAAGTCTAGTGCTGCTGTTATTGATACTCTTATCTTATCTCGCTTATATCATCCAAATATGATGGAGATAGATAAAAAGAGAAATATATCATTAATGCCTATACAGTTATATGGACGACACAGTTTAGAAAGTTATGGATATCGGTTAGGAGAATATAAAGGCGAGTTTGGTAAAACAAGTGACTGGAAACAATGGTCACAAGAGATGCAAGATTATTGCGTCCAAGATGTACACGTAACAACTAAATTATGCGAGCACTTCCGCCCTTACCTGACTGGTGCACGCTAGAGCATCAAGTCGCACAGATACTTACAGATCAAGAAATACATGGATGGTACTTTAATGAATCAAAAGCTCAGCAACTTGAGTCACATCTCAGAAGAGAGATGGAAGAAACTGAAGCAATACTTCGAGGACAATTCCCTTTCGTTGCAGGATCGTTGTTCACTCCTAAACGAGATAACGCAACACAAGGATACAGAGAAGGATGTGAAATACAACGAATAAAGGAGTTTAACCCAACATCAAGAGATCACATAGCATGGATTCTGACGATTCATTTCAAAGTCAAATTGAGCAAGACCACTACGACTGGGAAACCAATTATAGACGAGATTACATTGATGGAGATAGATATTCCCTTCTCCAAA